TGCTATAGATAATTTTGCATCGGGCAATAATACCTTTGATAACTTATCCAATGTAGCGTATGTTTCCTTTGTCAGAGAAACATTTTTATATTTACTCATGTCTGTCATGCGTGTTTCCTTTCATATTAATAACCCATATATAGGTGATATTATAGGATTGTCAATGAAAATATTATTAAGTTTATTAATTTGTTCGCAGGTTGCAAGTACCTGTATAGAGCCTTATAAATGGCCGGATAGATTTGACACCCAATACGATTGCCTAATGTTTGGTTACGAGGAATCTGCTAAAAAAATGAGAGAGATAGGTAGAACAGAAGTTAATCAATATGGTATGTATATCAAGTTTTACTGCACACCAGAAAAGCCCAGTATTTGACAATGTGTCTAAATTATGGTAATGGCAAGAATCTTCTCACCATTACCTACCCTTATTTTTTTCCCTCTTTAGGGTAGGTGTTTCCTGATCCCACATCCGTAGCATCAGGACAGCTATCAGTAATGGTATACTACTTACAAATACAGCCAATAAAATCGCCACTGCCATCCTTCATCACGTGTACGTTGAACGGTGGTTCGTGATACGTGGTCAGGTATACCCGTAGTATGTCACATAGATCAAAGCAGTTGACATCGGAAAGTATCTCGATACCCTCCATCATCTCTTTTGTGACAGATACCAGACTATATAGACCGTCGTTTAGTAGTATCAGATCCATCGTTATTTCTCGTTCCATAATTTAAAACATTTTTCAAACCAGATGCTCTCATATTAATATCAACACCATACGGTTTCCATGCTTTTTTCATTAGATTTAGTTCTAATAATAGATGAGACCATTGTCCCTGCGCTGCACCTTCTACTTTTAATGTTATTATTTTTTCTTTCATAACTATAGGATAGTCATTTATTTTATTTTGTCAACGACCTTGTCGGTTGTATTTTTTATACGATCTTTTCTTAGATTTATTAAGGTTTTTTGTGTGTCTACCCGGACGTTTACGAGGCTTTGGACGTGGTACAAAGTTTGTAAATTTACGCTTTGCCATCGAAATATTTTTCTACTTCTGATTGTAATGAGTTTTTAGTTATGTGAGGTATGTAACTTATCTTGCCATTTACATGTTGTTCTAAATCAGAACCACATGTTAGACATCTAAAAAATTGTTTTGTTATGCCAACTAATGGTGTGTATTCTTCACATGTTGGACATATACCATTAACTATTTCTGCTGTAATTTTCATTTTAAATGTAATTTCTTGATTGATTTTTCACCCATGTAGATCTCTGTCTCTGCCTCACTACGTATGCATTTGTAAGACACGTTAGGATTAAACTCTCTTTCTGCTATACGACGTGCACGTAGACATGCAGCCATAGATTCTTGAATACGGTGTTCCTTGATCTCTCCGTCCCAGAACATAAGTAAAGCTATCACAGTCTCTATCATTGTGAGCTCCCGTTTGTGTATTTCATTTCTCTGTTTGCGTCTTTTAATTTTTCTATATCTACTAAAACTTTATCCATTTGTCCTCGTAAAAATTCTATGTTTACTTTATTTAGTGCCATATTTTCTATGTGTGCATTTAACTTCTCGGTGGTCTTATAAAGATCTTCGATCATCATGAATTGCTCAGAATCAGCGGGCAGTGAACCCAGTTGTCCACGTGGCCATTTTATTCTAAATTCTGTATTTTCTTGTAAGTCTTTTTCCATTATCTGTATCCGAGTGTCTGCAATATTTAACCTCTCTATCATCTGAAAATAACCCATGGTGCCGAGTGCTACGATTATTATCAGACTAGCGACTGTCTTCATCGGCATTTGCACAGCTGCTTCTTCAGATATATTTAAAGGTTTTTTACTCATTTACTTTTGGTTTTGGTGGAGGAATTATATAATCTTTTGGATCAACTTGCAACGGCTGTGGTGGCCGTACAAAAACCGCCAGTAAACATAACAAAATTATAAGTATTGCTGTGAACCTGTAGTCCATAACAACCTCCAATCATTATTGCTTCTTTGGTGTAAACAAAGATTTAATTTTGTCCCAAATCTTGCAACAAATTCTTTTACATTTATCCATCATTTTTCTTTTCCTCTATTTCATAGAAGAACTTGTCGGTGTCTTCTGTCCGCCAGGCTCTACTATCTTCTACATTCCATTCAGATGTCTGCACTTTCCAATCAGGAATGTTATCTTTCACAGTGAAAGAAGGTATATCCCATATACATCTGTTGTTAGGTTGTGCTGCAAAATTGCCATCATCTAAGGCAATAATGTGAGCGCACTTGTGTTCGTGCGGGATCTCTGAATGATCAGTGTCAAGTATGTTAGCCTCTGGATGAGCAAAGTCAATAGTAAATAAATATTTTCCTGAGTGCCATTTTTTATCTTTTCCGATATACTTACCGGCTTGTGATTCTAAAATATCCCAAGAAGTGACAGCAGGATAATAAGAAAAACAATTCCAGAGCTGTAGTTCATCAAGTCTTCTTGTGGGCACGTTGGATGGCTCAAATCCCTTTTGAATAAACGCGCTAATTGGTAAGCGATAAAATATTGCACCGTTTTCCATAATAGCATGCCATAGTATGCTCCGACCTGTAAGAGCGCTAATACCAAAGATAATGCAGTCTTCAACTTCTCCCCTATGTTTTTTAAGATCATAAAGATACTCCCTTCTTATCTGTGCATAAATAGGTGGCACGTTTGCATTTAAATAAGCCATAGTTTATCCTCATCTAATTGTACCCCAATTTGGTCCAGATTCAAAGTCAACTTTATTCTTAACCTCAAGAGGTATTGTTTGTTCCATTACACTTTTAATAAGCTCTGGTTCGTGGTCCGTGATTGAAAAACAAAGCTCATCGTGTATTTGTATATGTGGTACTATACCTTTTTCATGTAGATCTACCATAGCCTTCTTTGTCATATCCGCAGCTGATCCTTGTATTAATCTATTTAAAGCTTTGTAGGTAAACGCAGGTGTGTAGTACCTCTCAAAATAATCCATGTAGTTTGCATCTATCTTATTCTCTTTGTATTTATCTAGCATCTCTGCTTTAAATGCTTCCATTGCTTGTTCTTTTGTATACAATGGTACTTCATTAAATCTATTAGTTTCAGGATTCCATTCTTTATTAGTTGTTTCCCACTTATCAAACCTGCAAAATCTATCATGTAATGTAAATAATAATTTGTTTTCTTTAGCAAACGCTATCAATTCCTGTGACAGCTGACGCACAAATGGCACCCTGCCGTGGTACTCGTTAAATAATTCTTTTGCCTGTCTTTGATCAAGACCTAATTCTCTTTGTAATTTTATCTTACCCATGCCATAAAACAGACCTAGATTGATTGTTTTTGCCTGTTTCCTGGAGATATTAGCCATGTCAGCAACGATCTGATGAAAATCCGCATCATCCTTGTCAAACTCTTCCTGTAAATTCTCTGTGCCTGGCAGGCCCAGTTTAATCGCATAGTGCACTACAATACGTGGTTCCTGCTGTGAGTAGTCAAAACTACCCCATTCGCAATCCTCCTCTGGTATAAACAATTCTCTCATCTTGCCACCGATATAACCCTTGGCTGGAATTTGTTGTAGATTAGGATTTGACATACTAAACCTGCCGGTAACCGTGCCACCTGTGTCTGATCTTATCTGGTTTATGTCTGCATGTATTCTACCTTCGTGCACATACTCTAGTAACCCATCTATAAAAGTATTGACTGCTTTGTCATACTCTCTTGCCTTTGCAATCATACGCAGACATTTGTTATTATGTTTTCGTAAATAATCTTTTGGTAGTTGTGGCATCTTAGATTTTGGTGTGACCTTGTAATCTTTTATACAAAGGTGATCTAATAATTTTTTGATTGATGCTGCAGCCCAGATGTCAACATGTATTGTTGTTATACTTTCTATTGCTTTTATTATTTGGTCTCTACGTTTCTTGAGATGTCTTCCAAACTCGATCGCTTTTGCGACATCTATTCTAACGCCCTTAAATTTCATGTCAACCAAACATAAAAATAATTTTGTTTCTAATTCAAATATTTGTCTACAAGTTTTTTGTTCTCCATCATCTTTAGTGTATAATACTTCGTCAATTTTTTTATCAAATAATTTCCATAGTTTGTAGGTTAGGTTTACATCCTGCTTTGCATACTCTTTTACGATAGATGCAGGAAGTTTGTGCATGTTAGTCATCGGGTCCTTGACTGTACCACCAGACCATTCTAATGTTTTCTGTTGTAAATCGTATTTATATTTCTCTTCATTAAGATAATCTTTTGATAGTGCGTCTAGTGAATATTTAAATCTGTTCTCATCAATGACAGATGCAGCTATCATAGTGTCAACAATCCTACCTTTCATCATCATACCTGTCACTGCTCTAATCCAACAGACATCATACATGGCATTGTGAAATACTTTTGTAATCTTTTCGTTTTGAAATATTCTTTTATTAAGAACTTCCCATATTTTATTTATTCTATCAAAAGCTATGTCAGTATCAGAATGACGTAGTGGAAAATATGCAAGGTCATTATCTGTTGCAATTGCAACACCACATATAAAACCGTCTTTGCGCACTGCACCAGATCCTTTTGTTTTAAGATTAGGATCATAGGTTTCTATATCTATTGCAACTGTATCAATACCATTTAGATCTAAATCTTCTGGTGTATTACACATTGTAGTCCCTCTCTATAATCATCTCTATAAAATGTATCGCTTTCAATAAGTCCTGTTTCTTCCCCTTATCACGGTGTCTTATTATATATTTTATAGCACAACCCTCGGGATATAACAACTCATTCTCAACTACAAACTTGCTCGGTTGAATTTTATATTTTTGATAGTGGTTTCCTCCGTGTTGTTTGTCCCAAACATTTTTCTTTTTCATCTTACTCCTAACGTGTATTTACCTTGTGATGCTACAGTCCAACAATCAAACCTGCCTCTGCTGTATGCAACATATTTTAATCTTAGTTGTGTAAAATAATCTTCTTGTCTTGTTGCTGTCAGATCAACAACAACGTTGTCAAACGTCAAACCTTTCACGGTATGTATGTTTGCGTATTTTACTCTTACTTCTCCATCATCATAACCTTTGTTTAGAATCTTTCTAATGTAGATTAATCTATCAGGATCTGTCTTCTTTCTTATCAGTGCAAAGTCTCTTTCTCTACCTGCGTCTTCTTTTAAATACTTGTGATATTTCATGTAGTCTAAAGTATATTCTCTATCAACCCATTCATCAAAAGTCTCCTCACCTCTGCCGTGAACTATCACTTTGCTGCCCATGTATTGCCAGAAGTCTTTTATCTGTTTCAGTGGCATAGGTGTGCCTCTACAAAAATCTGGCCATAGCTTGTGGCATTTTAATTCTTTCTTTGGTACGTGAGCCGTGTTCCCTACATGTGCAAACTCTATACCCTGCTGCTTGAAAAATTTTTTGACCCATGAATCCGACGGCGTGCCACGATAAGTAAATAAAAAGGTCTCGTTCGTATTTTTTATTTTATCTAACAAAGCAGTCATAGCACTACATCTTTTATCCAAACTAGGAAGATGGTAATGGTTGCCTGTTATATCTGTTGGCTTCCATGCTCTTTCGTAACCATAATGATCCCATATCGGTCTTATTATTCTTTTACATAGATTGTTTATTGTCTTGCCACACCTATGTCCCTGCTCTAGTTGTTCTGCCTTTCTTGATAATCTGTGGTAATAATCTGCATCTGATCCTGCAAACTCGAATATGGTTTGGTCTGCATCACCAACAAAATAATATTCTTTTGCTTTCGTTGCCATCTTGTCGAGAGCCTCTCTCTGTGGCACGTTACTATCCTGTGCCTCGTCAACTATCAGTGCATCTATGTCTGGCTCTACAGCTTTGTCTATAAAATCTTGTATCATATCTGCATAGTCACACACATGATGATCTTTCTTGTATTGAAAATATGGAAACGCCATCTGTTCAATAGAGTTTAAACTATATGGTTTATAAATCTGTTTATCACACGTCTTCCAATGTTCTTTTAATGTGTTGCCTTTGCCATGTGCATCAGCCAAGTATCTGTAAAATTTATGTTTATCAGCGTTAAACTCTGACTCTGTCACTCTCTGTAATTTAAAAAGAGAATCTATTGTTGTTAGATTCATGTGGTCTGCATAACTAAACACTTCTTTACGTCCTACTAGTCTGCTCTTGCAATAAGAATGTATCGTGCAGATGTTATACTTCATAGATTTTTTTGTAACACCCTGCATCTCTGGCAGTTTAAGTATCTCATCTCTTATCTCATCAGCTGCAACGTTTGTGTGTGATAGTATTATTATTCTGCTGTATGGATATTTTTTTAACAACTCTGTGTATCTTTGTGTAATAAACATCGAGGTCTTACCTGTCCCCGGTGGACCAGATATAAATTTAGGCTGTTTCATCGGTCACCTCTTGATATTCACCCTCTATTATTAAATCCTCTCTATCTAGTTTTTGATTAATTAAACGCCATGACACACAAGATTTTGTGCCATATTTACCGTGATTTTTTTTAGCTTTTAATATGTTCTGACATTTTATTACAAGATCCACACGTGCTAGATTTA